AACAAAAGAAATAGTGCTAGAAAAGAAATGGAGAGATCACTCTCCAATATGTTAAAGACTGGTGCTTTAAAACAAAGAAAACCTAAATTACTATCCAAGGATCTTTCACCAAAAGATCTTCAAAATAATTCAGAACTACAGATGATTCTGTTGGCATTGAGGAAAATGAAAAATGGCAAATCAAGCTGACCTATACCTTGGTAATCCCAATCTAAAGAAAGCTAACGTATCTGTAGATTGGACAGAAGAAAATATTAGGGAATATCTTAAGTGTAAAGATGATCCTGTATATTTTACCGAGAAATATATCCGAATCATTAACCTCGATGAAGGTCTTGTACCTTTTCAGATGTATCCATTTCAGGAGAAGTTAGTAAAAAATTTCCATGAAAATAGATTCAATATTTGTAAGATGCCCCGACAGTCGGGAAAGTCAACAACCGTTGTTTCATATCTCCTCCATTACGCACTCTTCAACGATAGCGTTAATATTGGTATACTTGCAAACAAAGCTGCAACTGCCAGAGAACTATTAGGTAGACTTCAAACTGCATATGAGGCACTACCTCATTGGATGCAACAAGGTATTGTTGCTTGGAACAAAGGTTCTATGGAGTTGGAAAATAAATCAAAGATTGTTGCTGCATCTACGTCTGCATCTGCCGTTCGAGGCATGTCGTTCAACATCATCTTCTTGGACGAATTTGCGTTCATTCCAAACCATATTGCAGACGACTTCTTCAGTTCTGTATATCCTACGATTTCATCTGGTAAATCTACAAAAGTGATTATCGTTTCTACCCCCAAGGGTATGAATCACTTCTATAGGTTATGGCATGATGCAGAACTTGGTAGAAATGAATATGTAACTACAGACGTTCACTGGTCAGAAGTACCAGGCAGAGATGAGGCTTGGAAAGAACAAACAATTAAGAACACATCAGAACAACAGTTCCGTGTTGAGTTTGAGTGTGAGTTCTTAGGATCTATTGATACTTTGATTGCTCCTGCAAAGTTAAAATCATTATCATACGATGAGCCTATTGGTAGAAGTAATGGTGGAGATATATTCCAAAATCCAATACCAGAACATAATTATGTGGTGACAGTTGACGTTGCTAGAGGCGTAGAGAAAGATTACTCTGCTTTTGGAGTATTTGATGTCACAGAGTTTCCATATAAGTTAGTTGCAAAATATAGGAATAATACGATCAAACCGATGATCTTTCCTAGTGTCATCTATGAATTTGCAAAGGCATATAATAATGCATACATTTTATGTGAAGTAAATGATATTGGTGATCAGGTTGCATCTATTATAAACTATGACTTGGAATATCAAAACCTTTTAATGTGTTCTATGAGAGGTAGAGCAGGTCAAGTTGTGGGACAGGGGTTTTCTGGTAAGAAGACACAATTGGGTGTCAAAATGAGTAAGACAGTCAAACAGATAGGATCACTAAACTTAAAGTCATTAATCGAATCTGATAAACTTCTTATTTGTGACTACGATACTATTGCTGAGTTGACCACGTTCATTCAAACAAAGAATACATTCCAGGCAGAAGAAGGTTGTAATGATGACCTCGCAATGTGTCTCGTAATCTTTGCATGGTTAGTTGCTCAAGATTACTTTAAGGAGATGACGGATGATGATATTCGTAAAAGATTATATGATGAACAAAAGAATCAGATCGAACAAGATATGGCTCCATTTGGGTTTATGAGTGATGGTCTTGATGACACATCATTCGTAGATGGCGATGGGGACAGATGGAATGTTGATGAATATGGTGATAGGTCTTATATGTGGGAGTATTACTAATGGATTCTAAAAAACAAGTTATAAACCTAATAAGATTCGTTATCTTTTTTCAACTGGCAATAGTAGCAGCAACTATAGTGGGTTGTTTTACTGCTAAAGATAATAAGTGCGGAGAGGCAGATAAACAACATATTGCTAACATGATGACCGTTATCACAACATCTACGTTTGCATTGTATGCCGCAGAGAAGTAATGGATTTCGAAGATCAATTTGACCTAGAACATCTGTATTTACAGGAAAGGACTTGTAGGTCTTGTGGTAAAGTAAAGTCTCTTTTATCTGATTTTTATCTAACAAGAAGGAACAGAGCGAATAGATCAGCCTATTCATATGAATGTAAGGAATGTACCAAACAAAGAGTTAAGTTAAAACGAAGACGCAACCTGCCAGACGTATATCCTGATTGGTAAAGGGTTCACGCATTGTTTCCCCAGTGAAAAAGTAGCAATTTCTAAATAATAACAGAGAAATGAACTTCTTCAGAGGACTAAGACATGGCGTTAAATTTAGTATCACCAGGAGTCAAGGTAAGAGAAGTTGACTTAACTATTGGCAGAATTGACGACATTAATGATCAGGTTGGTGCAATCGCAGGTCCTTTTTCCCAAGGTCCAGTTGGAGTACCTATCTTAGTTGAAACAGAACAGGATCTGCTTAATACGTTTGGTAAGCCTTACTCTGCTGACGGACAGTACGAATATTGGCACACTGCTTCTTCATATCTTTCATATGGTGGTGTATTAAGAGTTATTAGAACTGATGGGGCAACACTCGCAAATGCGAACGTTCCTTCTTCTGTTTCAGTAACTAATTTAAAGATTTTATCCAGTGAGGATTACTACACAAATCACACTACTGACGAGGATTGGCATTACGCTGCTAGAAATCCAGGCTCATGGTCAAATAACTTAAAAGTTTGCATCATTGACGGTCTTGCAGATCAAAGACTTGGAGTTGGTACAGATGGTCTTGTAGTAGGATACGCTATCACTGCTGGATTCTCCACATCCGTCGCAATGTCTGACGGTACTGTTGGAGTTCACACAGGATATCTTAAAGGTATCATTACTCAAATCAACGCAGGTTCGATTGATGTCAAACTGACTTCTAAGTACACTTACAATGACAACAAGTGGTCTGGTGTTGCTTATGAAGAAGGAAGTAGAATCAATGCATTCTTAGGTTACGATGCTAACTTAGCTGCTGGAATCGGAACTCAAGGTCTTGACAACTTCGAAAACAGATACAGAATTTACAACAACTCTGGAACAGAACAGCAAATTGAAAGAAACAGATTCGGTGGATCTGTTAGTTCTGGTTCTTCTATCGTAACTTTTGATAGTTTCGATAGCAGATATGTTACTTTCGGTGATGAAGTTAAGTCACTTAACGGAACATTAACTGCAAATGTTGTTGGTTTCACGACTGCTGCAAACCCAGGCGTTATTCTTGACCAGACTGCTGGTGTTGGTATGGCAAATACCACATTCATTATTAAGTCTGGAATCGGAACAGGACTTCTCCTTTCTGACATCAATACTGTAAGGGACTGGTACAATGATCAGACTCTTGGATTAAGTAATAGCACAGTTTACTGGAAGAGTATTGCAGAACGTCCTAAGACTTCTGAGTATGCTGGCGAGAGAAACGGTGAACATGATGAAATGCATGTCGTAGTTGTTGATGACACTGGAGATGTAACAGGTAGTGCAGGAAACATTGTTGAGAAGTGGACTGGACTTTCTAAGGCTGCTGACGCAAAAGTTTCACCATCTACTGCTACTTACTACAAAGACTACATCGCTAACTTCTCTGATTACATCTTTGTTGGTGCTGCTCATAGTGGTATCGGTGTTAAGTTCACTACTATGAGTGGATATACAGTAGATAACACTGGTGGATGGGGTACAAATGCACAAGGATCTACTTACAACGCAATCGGTGCTAAATCCTACTCAATGGAAAGCGGTAACGATTACGGTGGTATTGATAGATTCAATGTAGCACTTGGTGATGTTGTATCGGGATACTCTGTTTTAGACAACCCTGCAGAATACTCTATTAACTTCTTGATTAATGGACCTTCAGGTGGATCTACAATTTACGAATCACAAGCAAAAGCTGCAAAACTCTTGCAGATTGCAGGAACTCGTAAGGATTGTATCGCATGTATCTCCCCACACAGAGCTGGAGTTGTTAATGTTACAAATCCAGATACACAGACTGCAAACATCGTACAGTTCTATGATGCTCTGCCTTCTACTTCTTACGGTGTGTTTGACTCTGGATACAAGTACATGTATGACAGATTCAACAATACATTCAGATACATCCCTCTGAATGGTGACATCGCTGGATTGATGGCAAGAACTTCCATCAACTCTTTCCCTTGGTTCTCACCAGCGGGTGCTCAGAGAGGAACAATTAATAATGCAATTAAACTTGCATACAATCCTTCTCAGGCACAAAGAGATCTTCTCTATCCTAAGAGAATTAACCCAGTCATGTTCAGCCCTGGAGCTGGCATGGTTCTGTTTGGTGACAAGACTGCTCTGAAAGTTGCATCTGCTTTTGACAGAATCAACGTTCGTCGCCTGTTCCTCACTATTGAGGCAACTATCGAGAGAGCCGCAAGAGCTCAACTGTTTGAGTTTAACGATGTTCTTACAAGAACAAACTTCCTCAATATCGTTGAACCTTATCTTCGCGATGTTAAAGCGAAGAGAGGTATTAGTGACTTCGTAGTAATCTGCGACGAAACTAATAACACTCCCGATATCATTGACGCTAACCAGTTCAAGGCTGACATCTTCGTCAAGCCTGCAAGATCGATTAACTTCATCGGTCTTACATTCGTTGCTACGAGATCTGGTATCAGCTTCGATGAAGTGATCGGTGCTGTCTGATCAATTATCTTAACTAAATCCACTAGAGGTATCTTTAACGATGGCTAACTTTTCAAAAAATCATCCCGATATCGCAGACAGGACCATTGAGGATTTCAAATCGAAATTGATCGGTGGTGCTGCGAGACCTAATCTGTTCGAAGTCGAACTTCAATTCCCTTCTTTTGTTGATTCTGGAGATCCTGAATCAACAGATAATCAGGGGGGCATCAGGGGGGAAACTGCATCGGCAGCTGCAAGATTCATGGTTAAGGCCGCGAATCTCCCTGCATCTAACATCAACGTAATCGAGGTTCCCTTCCGAGGAAGGAACCTTAAGATTGCTGGGGATAGAACATTCGATGTTTGGACAATTACCATCATCAACGACATCGACTTTGGCATCAGAAATGCTTTTGAACGATGGATGAATGGAATCAATAAGCATGACAATGCTTCTGGTTTCATTAACCCCAGACAATATCAAGCTGACGCTAGAGTTCATCAACTCGGTAGAAACACTCTTGCAAGCACAAAAAAAGTTTCACCTAAGGGTGTTCCTATTGTAGCATCTTCGAACGTACCAGTTCTTAAGAGTTATCTTTTCCATGGTGTATTCCCAACATCTGTTGGTGCTATTGAAGTTTCTTACGATAACTCTGATACTATTGAAGAGTTTACAGTAGATCTTCAGGTTCAATGGTGGGATGCTCTTGATAAGAATGGTAAGACTATTCTTGACTCTGAGGAGCAATCTGTAGTTAATGGAGTTTCGCCAACAGTTGATGCATCAACTTAGGGGAGTAAGAAACCATACTAAATACATGGGTAAAGCCCATACAACTTGATTCATGGCTAAATTATTTGGTTTTAAAATAGAGGATGAGTCCAAGGACAAATCTAAAGGTATTGTGTCCCCTGTTCCCAGAACTGACGAGGACTCTTCCGACTATTATGTTTCTAGTGGTTTTTATGGGCAGTATGTAGACATCGACGGAGTTTATAAGTCCGAAGCTGATCTCATCAAACGTTATAGAGAAATGGCACTTCATCCCGAAGTGGATAGTGCCATTGAAGATATTATAAATGAAGCAATCGTATCCGACCAGAACGATTCTCCTGTCCAGATTGACTTGGAGAACCTTCCTGCGTCGGATTCTTTAAAGAAAATGATTAGAGAAGAGTTCACTAAAGTGAAGGAACTCTTGGACTTCGATAAAAAATGTCATGAGATTTTAAGAAATTGGTACATTGATGGTAGAGTCTTTTACCATAAGGTAATTGATGTCAATGCTCCAGAAGAAGGTTTAAAAGAAGTAAGATATATTGATCCACTTAAAATTAAGTTTGTTCGTAAACTTAAGAAAAATGATAAAAGTCTGAATACTGTTGTTAGACAAGCAGTAGGGGCAGAGAATGTAGAGACACCAAAAATTGAAGAGTATTATCTTTATGATCCACAAGTAGGAGCAGCAAAAAATAATCTTGGTGGTATTGGTCAACCAGCTTTTAAAGACCAACTGGCAAAAGTCAAGATTGCTCCTGACTCAATCACTTTCTGTCATTCTGGTTTGGTTGACAGAAACAAACAGACTATTCTTTCTTACTTACATAAGTCAATCAAAGCACTCAATCAACTTAGAATGATTGAGGACTCTCTTGTTATCTACAGGTTGAGTCGTGCTCCAGAAAGAAGGATTTTCTATATTGATGTAGGTAACTTACCTAAGATCAAAGCAGAACAATATCTGCGTGATGTTATGAACCGTTATCGCAATAAACTGGTTTATAACGCATCTACTGGTGAGGTTAAAGATGATCGTAAGCATATGAGTATGCTTGAAGATTTCTGGTTACCTCGTCGTGAAGGAGGAAGAGGTACTGAGATTACAACTCTTCCTGGCGGACAAAATCTTGGTGAACTTTCTGATATTGAATACTTCCAGAAGAAACTATACAGAGCATTAGGTGTTCCTGAATCTCGTATTGCTGGATCTGGTGAAGGATTCAATCTTGGTCGTTCTTCTGAAATCTTAAGAGACGAAATTAAGTTTACTAAGTTCGTTGGAAGAATGAGAAAGAGATTCTCTACAGTCTTTAATGACATGTTGAAGACTCAACTTATTCTGAAAAACATTGTTTCTCCTGAAGACTGGGAGACTTTGGGTGATCATATTCAATATGACTTTGTATACGATAACCATTTCTCTGAACTCAAAGAAACTGAGTTGATGAATGAGAGATTGGCTGTTGTAGGTGCTGTTGAACCATATCTCGGAAAATACTTCTCTACTGGTTATGTAAGAAGAAACATCCTCAAATTCACTGATACTGAAATTGAAGAGATGGACAAAGAAATTGAAAAAGAAATTAAAGACGGTAAGATCATGGATCCTATTGTTGCACAACAAGCCGAGATGGGTGCAGCAATGGGTATGGATATGGGACAACCTGTCACAGAACCTGAAGTAGATGGTAGTGCCACAGAGGCTCCTGAGATGCCACAAGGCGGGGAAATCTAATAAAGTGATAAATAGGCGTGTAGCCAATACATAATTATGGATGATTTAATTAATATGGTCGCTGGGAATGAGTCTCCTTCAGAAATTCATTCTAAGATCAAAGACCTTTTGACTAAGAAGGCTTCTGATAATGTTGACGTTGTTACTCCTGCAGTAACTGCTTCTATGTTCGGTGGACCTAATCCTTATACGGATGAAACTCCTACTGAAGATGAAGCGTCTACCGAAGCCGAAGCTGAGGCAGATACGGAACAACCTACTGCTGAAGTAGAAACAGATTCTTCTGAGGAAGAAGAGATTGAAAGTCCTACTGCGGAAGTAGAGACTCCAGATGATGAAGAAGAAAACTAAGCTTTACTTAAAATGAAACTCATCACAGAAGAAATCGAACAGTGTAAGATTCTTGTCGAAGAAAAAGACGGCAAGAAATCTATGTATATTGAGGGTGTCTTCCTACAAGGAAACCTGAAGAATAGAAATAATCGTATGTATCCTGTTGAAATTCTTGAAAAAGAAGTAAACAGATACACCGAGTCTTTCATTTCTAAGGGACGCGCTCTTGGTGAACTTGGTCACCCTGAGGGACCTACTGTTAATCTGGATAGAGTTTCCCACAAAATTACTTCTCTTCAAAGAGAGGGTTCTAATTTTGTAGGTAAAGCAAAACTGCTTGACACTCCTATGGGTGTTATTGCAAAGTCCTTATTGGACGAAGGTGTAACTCTTGGAGTTTCTTCAAGAGGTATGGGTAGTCTTCGTGACACACAAGAAGGCTATAAGGTTGTTGGAGAGGACTTCATGTTAGCAACTGCTGCTGACATTGTTGCAGATCCCTCTGCCCCAGATGCTTTCGTAAATGGAATCATGGAAGGTGTAGAGTGGATTTGGGATGCTGGAATCCTCAAAGCACGCAACACATTCACAGAATCTGCACCTGTTGAATCGGTTGCAGTGATCGAAACCCCTGCTGTAGTTGAAGCTAAAGTAGAGGAAAAGATCGAGGAAACTAAGGAAATCATAAATAACTTAGTGGATCAAAAGAGACTCGACGAGAAGAAACTGGAGTTGTTCCAGTCTTTCCTGTCAAATCTCTGATTTATAAATAAATATAGATTACGATATCTACAACGATTAAAAGGAGAGTTCAAATGTCTAGTGGGGATTTACAGGAAATGGAAGTAGGCACTAAGCAATCCAAAACCGCTGTTAATTCTGGCGCCGCTGCTGGTGATCCAATGCCAAAGGCACCAAATTATGTACCTGATCAAGGTGCAATCGAAGATCTCGGTGGACCTACCCCTGAGAACTCCAAGCCAGATGACGACTCTAACAAGCTTAAGACACCTGACAAGACTATTAAGCAAGTTAAAGACGTAGTTAACAAAGGTGCTGCTAAAGCTGATCCAATGCCAGCTGGTCTTAAGAAGACTGGTTACGGAGAGGAGACTGAAGCTAAAGCTGAGGAGACAATTGCCGAAGAAGAAGCAACTGAAACAGATGTAGTTGCAGAAGCAGAAACGGAAGTCAATGTCGATTTAGCTATCGAAGAGGATGTAAATGCCCTTCTTAGTGGCGAAGAACTTTCCGAAGAGTTCAGAGAAAAGGCGAAACTTGTTTTCGAAGCTGCTCTGAATGCGAAAGTAGATGAAGTATCTAAAACTCTACAGGAAGAGTACGACAAACAACTCGCTGAGGAAGTAGAAACCATCAAGGTTGAACTCACCGAGCGTACCGACTCCTACCTTGAGTATGTCGCAGAGGAATGGTTAGAGGAAAATGCAATCGCTGTCGAGCGTGGCATCAAGACTCAAATGACCGAAAGTTTCCTCGAAGGCATGAAAGAGCTTTTTGAAGCACATTATGTAAATATCCCTGAAGATAGATACGATGTACTTGAGTCTATGGTAGACAAACTTGATGAGATGGAGACAAAACTCAACGAGCAGATTGAGAGAAACGTTGCACTAAACAATAGATTAGGCAGCGCCACTGCTCAAACAATCATTAATAATGTTGCAGAAGGTTTAGCTGTATCCCAAAAGGAAAAGCTTGCTTCCCTTGCAGAAGGTGTTGAGTTTGAAAGTGAAGAAAGCTATCGCGAGAAACTAGAAACACTTAAAGAAGCATATTTCTCTAAGAAAACTAGTGCTCCGAAAGAAACTGTAGCAGAAGAGTTAAAAGAAGAAGCAAATCAAGAAATTGGTGAAGTATCCAATTCCATGGCTGCTTATCTGAATGCACTCAATGCTCAGAAGTGATTTTTAAAACCTTTTAAACAAAGAAACACAAGGTAAGCAAAAAATGCAACAACAAATCAATTATAACCAACTCACTGAAAAGTGGGCTCCACTGCTTGATGCAGATGGAATCGATAAAATCTCCGATTCTCACAGACGTAACGTAACTGCTGCTCTGCTCGAGAACCAAGAGCAAATGCTTCGTGAGAACGCTGAGTTCCTCGGTGAAGCATCTCCTACCAACTCCGCTGGAACTGGTGGATTCTCTGGTTCTGCTGCTGATGCAGGTCCTGTTGCTGGTTTCGACCCAGTTCTGATCTCTTTGATCAGACGTGCAATGCCAAACTTGGTCGCTTATGACCTTGCTGGTGTTCAGCCAATGTCTGGACCTACTGGACTCATCTTCGCGATGCGTTCTCGCTACACCAACCAGAGTGGTACTGAGGCACTGTTCAATGAGCCTGATACTGCATTCTCTGGTCAGGACGACGATCAGTCTCTGACTGGTGGTATGACAGACGTAGCTGCTGGTTTCGGTACAGACTCTCAGTCTGGTTCTAACCCTGCAGTTCTTAACCCTGTTGGTTCTGCTACAACTTCTGCTTACAACGTTGGTCAGGGT